ACATATATTTAGATAATCAATAAAAATAATATCTGGTTTGAAACTACGTTTCAGTGCGAGTTCCTTAATAAGACTTCTGAAATGTCCAACGTGTGCTGATGCAGTTGGATATTCTTTGATAATTAACTTTCCGTTTGTCTTTTTCTGTATCTTGGATAACTGTGTTTCAAACATCTTCTTTGGAAGTGTATGTAAGTCATCCATAGTTATGTTCATTAGGTTTGCATCAATACGTTCTGCAATGCGTTCCTCTGCCATCTCTAAGGTGATGTAAAGAACATTCTTACCTTGCATGAGTGTCGATGCAGCAACGTGACACATGAACAACGACTTACCAACACCAGTTCCAGCAAGTGCGATATTCAAGGTCTTTTGTGGTAAACCACCTTTTGTAATTTTGTTGAAGTAGTCTAGGTCAAACTGAATCTTCTCTTCTTTCTTGTGATAGAAGTCAAATCGTTCTGAACCGTCTTCAACATAGTCATGACCAACATGACTGTCGAATGATACTGCGAGTGCTTCTGATAGAATGGATGGGATTGCTTCTGGTGTTCGTTCCTTATCCTTTCCATCAATAATTCCTATTCCTTCAAGTACCGCATTGTAGATTGCTTTATCCTTGCAGAACTTTTCGGTGGTGTCGAGTAACCACTGCGTGTCAACATCTGTTTTTTCAAGTGAAGCAATGATGTCCACAATTTTCTTATAATCTTCATCGTTAATATCCTTACGATTGTCGAGTTCAATAGTGAGTGCTTCTTGTGTTGGTATTGCATTGTATTTTTCTGTGAACTTTGTAATCTCCTCAAAGATTACACGTTCATTTCTATCTGCATAATATTCTGGTTTGATAAATGGGATTACCTTTCTAGCATAATCCTCATCCCAAATCAGATTAGTTAATGTTGTTCTTTCTATCGTCTGTATCGACATATTGTAATGCACCCTCGTTTAATTGTTCATCCATAATAAAATGTAATATTTCACCAGCAAGTTCAAAAAAATCATCACCAAAAAACTCTTTTGGTAAGTCATTAGAATCTAACATATCCCATTCAAAATGTAAAGTGGCTTTGTCAAATTCTTTGTCTTCTGAAATACTGACTTTACCATACCTGTAGACAACACCTTCGTACTTTCCTGCCTTTGAGGTCAGTCCAATACCTGTCCACTTCTGGTCTTTGTTTTCGACATACTTAAAATATTCACTCATGTCCTTCATTAGAGGATAAGTCCTTTTTGTGGTGTTGCAATTCCTGTTGTTGCTTCAATGTAAGCAGACTTGAATTGTTCATTTGATTCTGTTAAGATAACAACTCCACCGGCATAGAACATACCAGTTTTTGGATTCTCTTGCCCTGTCATACAAATACCTCTTGCAAATCCTACTTTACCATCTGGGGTATTAATTAACATTCTTGGATTTTCAAGTGTAATGTTTCCGTTATTTTCGTGCATATATTTGCCGATGTATTCACCAGCAAGTGTCACAAGGGATACTATTTTGCCCTTCATAATCATTTCTCCTTAGATATAATGTAGGTAACTTCCAACGATATATTTAGAAGTATCACCTGTTACTTTTCGACCAGCATGAAGATGTGTCCACATTGGTGGGAACATCAACAACCGACCAGCCTTTGGTGTCACAGAAATGCCTCTTTGGGGGAAATCTGTTTCACCACCCTGTGGTTCATTAAGATATAAAAAAAATACCAAGAACCGTTTTGCAGATTCGTGATTACCGACATCTACATGGTCATGAAATTCATCAACACCATTTGGTTCGTATCTTTTCATACGATACATTTCATATGCATATTGTGGTGGAAACATCTTATCAGTTACATCACAATCTTGCATATATCTCCAAACACATTTATTAAAAACGCCTTGCAGTTCGTCTGCATATGGTTTCCAGTTTGGGTGTTGTTGTAAGGCAACTTGTGTGAAAGAACGATGGTCTTTTAATACTTGTTTATCAAACTGGACTTCGTTTCTTTCAAATTCTGAAATGAGTTCATCGCACAAGTCTTTTGTTATGATATCATCATATGTACGAATATAGTTTTCATTCAAACTTTCAAACTGCATTATTATTCTCCATCAAATGTCTGAACACCATCCAACCAGTTATTATATATTTTGTTTCTGTTTTACTAGCAATCCCATTATGAAAGTGTGTCCAATATGCAGGCCAAACAACGCATCTTCCTCTAGTTGCGTTTACTGTTTTATCATACTGTTCAAAGTATGTGCCACCCTCATCCTCAACCGTGTTTAGGTAAAACATCCATGCTAAAATACGTTGAAACGCCACACCATCGTTTTCACAGTGTGACTTATGATATGCTTCGCCTGGTGTATATTTTTGAACATTGTAACCAAAAAATGGCATCATGGGTGCGACATCATTTATTAAACGACTATGCGTTCTCACATAATCGTCTATTGGTTTTTTCAATCCACCCAATACTATTTCGTTTGTTTTTTGGTCTTGAGTATTATTAAATGCTCTGTAAACTGTGGTGCATTCTCTTCCTTTTACATGAACTCTGGTATCATGTCTATCTGGATTACTTTCAAAATCCTTGATAACATTTTTACAGTCTTTTGATGTTATAGCATTGTCATATACTTCAATGAAGTCAGGCATCTTCTTCATTGTCATTTTCCACTTCTTGATTACCATATTTAAATTCTTTTTGAGCAACTTCATCAAGTTGTTTCATGACTTCCTCAGTAAAGAATTTTTCTGGGTCATTGTTAATTGTCTTACCAAATGTCTTTGTGCCATCTGGTAGTTCAATGCGAGTGGATACTGATTTGAAGATACCGTATTTGAGTGCAAGTTCTAGTAGACCATAATATCTATCAAGACCACGTTCATACATCAGACGAACATCGACCATCTTGTTTTCGATGGTCAAACGTGACTTCTGATTCTTGCAGTGAATGATATTACCTACAACCTCTGTACCGTCTTTCTCTTTTTTCTTTGAAAGATATACGATAGAGGACGCAGCATATTTAAGACCAGAACCACCACCCATTTCTTTTGTAGGGAACATAGAACCTACAACATCATATGTGTGGTTAGTGACAATCATTGGTACTTTTGCTTTACCAAGTTTCAGAGTGAGGACTCTGAATGCAGCTTTTAGAACTTGTGCTCGTGTCATGTCTCTGGTTTCTTTACCTTCGGCAGTATCATCAACCTCTTTTGTAGTTGATAACATACCAAGTGAATCAAGACACAACATGATAGGTTGTCTATCTGCTTCATCTTGTTTTAGGTAATCATCCAGTACACGAATTGCTTGTGTTCTAAATTCTTGCACAGTTGTGACAGGTAAGATAACCATTCTGTTGGGGTCAATGCCTCTGTCAATAACCATCTGTTTAGTGATTGCACTTTCTGATTCAAAGTACAGGACACCAGCGTTTGGATTTGCATCCAAGAACGACTTCACCATTCCCATTACAAAAAATGTTTTACCTGTTGCACTTTCACCAGCAACAGCGGTAATCTTGTTTGCAGGCAACCCACCATAGATTGACCCACTCAATAACGCATTAAAGATGTAAGAACCAGTGTCGATAAATGAATCAACATCTCCTGCTTCTACACCTTCAGATACGAGTGCGGCATATTCATTGCCTGCCGTCTTCGCAATATTTTTCAAAAAGTCCATAGTTATATATCACCATCCTTTCGATTTTCGGAAAGATATGCATCAAAACCGCCTGGGTATCTTGACTCTAACTTTTCGATATTTGTTTCAATCACATCATCCATAGTAATACCTAGTGCGATACAAGCTTGTGCAATGTACCACATAATATCACCAAGTTCACGTTTCATATGATATTGTGCATCTTCATCCATTGGTTTCCCTTGGAAGAAGGCCTTCTTCACAATCTCTGCAAACTCACCCCCCTCTGCATTGATACCAATTGCAGCAGTGAGAATACGTTCTGGTGATACACCTTGTTCTTCAATGATTTCGCATGACTCGACAAAGTACTCAGCATCCTTAGATGCTTGACTTGTGACTTTATCAACGAAATCTGTGTATTTGTTAAAATCTACAGTCATCGCATTTTCCTTATATTTTGTATACTGTATCAAATATTGTATAGTTTGTCAAGACATAAACACGGATAAATTTGGTTTCTTATATTTCTCAACAGTGTGGTCTATAGCATTAGTAAATGCTGTTTTCCATTTATCGTAACCATGTCTATCCCAAGTTTCATCTTGTATTTCTTTTCTATCTATATTTCCAAAAGAATCTATTGCAAGCGATAGTTGTGCTCCATCTGACACAAGTGCATAGTGACTGTCATCACTACACAAATCAGTTGATGCATGACTACCATTCTTACTATTTAATATGATTGGCACACCATGAGACAATGCTTCAAGAGCAGTAATCCCCCAAGTTTCATTCCACATTGTAGCAAAATATGTTCGACACTTTGATATTGTTTTTACAACATCTTTGTGATTCATATCTAGTATTACACCATCCCAATGTGAGTTTTTACTTAAATATTTGAGTTCTTTTTCGTGTTTTGGCGTGTTAGTTATTACGATTGTTTTGAATGTTGTAGTCTTCAACCAATCTTTCAAAATAAATGGTTTCTTTTCCACAGGGTCACATCTACCAATCGTACCGCAATCATATTCGATATCAGAAAGTTTTGGTTTTTCTCCTTTGACATAACTTGAATTTATATATCCATCAATTAATATGTCTTTTGGATATTTCATTCTTTTTGCCATATTTTTATATTGGTCATGTTGCCATTTACTAACCATATAACATGAATGATTTTTGTTCATAATATTATTCATAAGAGATAAAATAGAACCGATTTGACTATGAGTGTGATTTATAAACATCATCGGCACTTCTGAATCTAACATCTTCGCACCAGAGAATGATGCTTGAGGCCAATTTGATATTATAATATCTGCGTTACAATCTTTTGCAAAATTTTTTATCTTGGTAGTGTTATCTTTGATTGGGTCTTGATTATCAATCTGAATTACACGAACATCATCAAATGCCTCACAAATTTGATAGCAAAACTTTTCAATCCCACCAACTACTCTATCTGTATCATATTTACCAAAGTGTATATTATAAGGTAATACTATTCTCATTCAACCCAACAGTATTTCGGTTCACCATTGTTTACATCATATATATTCGGATGTTCCATCAACGCACGGCGATATGGTGACCACTTAATACCTCTACCCCAATTTAACCAATCCATCAATTCAATTTTTGTTACCGAACCTCTTTTACGAATGTAGTGAACAATCTCGTTAAACTTATCGCTGTCACCCATCACCTTCTGGTCTGCAAGTAAGTCATCCATATATTGATTCATATTAACCACCTCATCTTTGTACACAAGTCTAGTACCAACCCAATCTAATGCTTTGGATGCCTCTTCATTTCTATAGTCTGGGTCATTTAGATATGTGTTCAATAACATAAAAGCATCATCGTCATCTTCAAAGAAATCACCCTGTTCATACAATTCATGATAGTAACCAGCATCATACATGATATAAGGAACACCGTTCATCATACCGTCTGTTGTTGCTACTGACCAACCACCATACTTCTGTTTGGGCGAAAACCCAATATAACACTTTTGTAATTGTTTATAATACCAATCTTTATCACCTTTTGTTGTGATAACATAATCACGATTAGGTTTTTCTAAAAGTGGAATCCATACTTTAAAATCCTGTCGCATCTCCCACAACCTATCACACACAGCAATAAATTCTTTGAAGTGTTTATAAGTATCTGGTCTATGGTTAAATACAATAATCTTTTCTGGTTCATAATTTATATCAGATACGATGTCACTTCTATCAACTCCTAAGTGTTGAGGCATAAGAATATTTCTCAACCTTTCGATTGTAATGTGATTGAAAGTATCCTCTGCTTGTTCAATTACTAAATCTTTCTGGTGTTGTGTGTTCAAATAACATCTGTCATATTCTAGAAGACCTGTCATATTCTGAAGAAAACTATCTTTAGGCCATGCTACAACTTGTTCAACATCGAACCAGTGACAGTAACCAAAAAATGGTGGAACATGGTGTGTGACATTGTACAAAGTATTCTTCAAAGCGTGTGCGTGTTCTGGTAAGTGACACATCACCAAATCAAAATCAAGTTTACCACCGAGCATCTTCTGTAACTTGGATACATCAAAATGTGAACGCATAGTTGGTGGATATGTCGGTAGGTCAATATACATCTGTGTTACGTTATCAAACTGTAACGATGGCACTGGTTTAGGAAGTATCAGATAGAACCACAAGTCATCACGAATCTCATTCAACAGTTTTATCTGTTTCTTGATTACTTGGATATAACTATCTTTTTCCAAATCCTTCTGGAATGTAATATTGGGATACACCAGAAGACGAACTGTCTTCTGGTGCTTTGTTTCTTTACCTATATCGAACAGGTTCATGATGTTGACTGCTCCATACCTAAAGGATTTTC